GTTATAGACTGACTCCAACTTGGATTCGTCTGACTCATAGAGAGCAGATGCGCTTGCAAACTCTGACTTATCATAATTACGGTATCCTTCAACGTTACGGATTTTCAACTTAAAGTCTGCACCATCCCAGAAATCAAATGGGTTAACTGGTGTTTCGTCTGCAAATGATGGTTGCATCACATCCATAATCTTGTCAAAGATCTTCTTACCAAACTGATAAAGGAATACTTTACCTTCATTCTGTGGGTTCGATGGATCTTGTACGACGAGGATGTTTGTTACGTAGTGTAGTCTACGTTTTTGTGCTCGGGCTTTGTCTTTGTCCGATTCGATACCTGAGTTCCAGAGTCGCGAGTTGAGTTCGCCAACTGGATCAGGTTGACCAATAGAAGTAAGGCTGTTTTCGATATACCAAAGACCGGTTGGTCCTTTGAATCCATGGTCCCAGTATCTGACCCATGGTAATTCTGCGCCTTCACTTGCTGGAAGGAATCGAATGACGGCATATCCATTACCCGCTTTGTCTACTGTTGGTTTCCAAATTCGTTCATCGGCGTAAGACTTTTGTTCGCCGCCACCGACTTTTTCTGCTGCTTGAACAAGTTTGGAGATTTGATCGCGATTGCGTTTTAGGTTTTCAAATGACATGTATTACCTCGTATTTGCTGAAATATAGTTTGTATTATAACACAGTATGGCTGTATTGTACATCTATTTATATCGCTCTTATTCAAAAAGAGACGAGTCAATAGAATTAGTTTTCGGCAAGAAGTTGAGTGACATTGCTTCTGCTTCTAACTTATCTTTGATGACTGGCGATATGAATTTCTTTACATCTTCTGGTTCAATATTATTGTCACTACACACCAACAAGATTGCTTCCATATAGCCAATTGCTTTTTCAGCCACGGTTGCTTCAATCATTTTTGAGAACCGTGACTTGTTTAGAAATTTATCTTCAACACTCATTTGTCCAATGCCCTTAGTAGAATTGTATCCTTATTGAGTCTACCATTTGACACACTCGATTTGGTGGTTAGATTTTTCCATTCACCATCGATTTGTTTTGGTGTCTTATTTAAGATGATAGGTAAGAAGTCATCTGGCCTCCGAAGTTTAACAGCGCGGCTACTCGCTTTATTAAAGTTCTTAATGGAAGTACCAGAGACTTCAAACCCAGCGGCGACTTCTGTTACATACTCAGTCAATACTCGTGATTTGGTATTGAACGTATAAAGTCTTCGACGACCAACGATCTGAATCGGTGGTATAGACACCAATTTAAAATCATTATCTTCAACTTTATACTGCACACGAGTCACCTGTTTGTCAGCTGCACGTGGTCCTTTGACCCGGGTCTTACGAGTTGCCTTAGCAGCTGACTTAAGCCTGTCGAGATCGGAGAGCATTGATTCGCAGGCTTTTATTCGGCGATTGATTTCTGGTCTTTTCAAATGTGAATAACCTTCAACAGCATCAGGGCATGTTTTATTGTAGGCATCCGAATAATCTAATAACCATCCTTCAACCACCTCACGAACTGGACCGACAGCGGATGCCGGTAGTCCATGTCTCTTAAATTCTTGATAGAGATCGATAGTTGTCTTTTCGCCTTCAATCCACTGATCTTCAAGTGTAAGAAGGTCTTGCATAATTGTAGCAGAAATTTTATTCTGCAGTCTTTGCATCGGCGATAGTGATACAACTCGATCAGAGTCTTGTTGGCGCTGAAGCTTTTCAAAGTGAAGTGGTTTACCCATTTCGACGAGTGAAGCTACATACTTATCGAGTGCACCTTTCCAATACTCTACACGATCAGTCGACTCATTAGTATGAGTTACAAAGGCTGCCGTAGCACAATGATAACTTAAATTCCAAAACTTATAGTCCGGACATGCATTCGCATATTTAAAGTCATCTTTGCTTAAGATTGCTTTCGCGTACGTCTTAAGTGTAGAGATTAAATCCTTGCGCTCTACTTCTGTATGAAAGTACGAATGCACGGCATCGATACCTTTCTCAAAAGGAGCTGCAGCGATACCAGTTCTGCGACGAGCTGGTATCTTTTTCTTTTTACGTCTTACTAAAGCCATGATAACTCTCCTAGATAATTGTAGCCTAATCTATTATATCATATTTTTCAGTAAATGTAAACAGTTAATTTCGTCTCATTGTAGCAATTTCTTTAGCCGCATTGCTATCCTTACGAATTGGTACCATATTTGATTTGTGTAGCGTACCGATACCAGCTAGCTCATCACCAGTATATTGTTTAGCTACACGTTTGAAACCGTTACCGACCATATCAGATGTTGGTGCAGTACGTTCTACTTTGTAGCTTGGCATTTCAGCACGATACGTGGTATTTTTTTGATACCCAACTTTTTGCAAAAGCTTTTGAAGCTTACGCTCTTCTTCTAAGACACCTGCAGTTTTTTTACGTGCTTTACGCTTCTTCGTATTTAAGGACGACATTCCCCTGACTAAGTGCATCGTCATAACGTTTATATCCCTTCGCAGTCATTTCATTAATACGTTGTTGCAAATAGCGTCTGACAACCTTTTCATTTTCTGTATAAGGCTGATTGAGATGGTATTTACGAAGCATTTTCATTCTTTCGAGTTCACCTTCAAATACACGTACCGATGTCATACGATCGCCAGACATATTTGCTATCATTATTATATCACCTTTTCTTAGTTTTGTACACTAATTTGTGCGTTTGGAATAGGAGCAGGAGTATGAATAGGTAGATCTGTAATAGCATCAACAATGATACTCATCTCTTTGAGTTCCTGATCATTCATACTGTCGACACGAGTATTTAATTCTGTCCATGCACTCTTTGCTGAAAGCTTTGACATCAGCATCTTATCACGTGCTACACGATTCTTTAGGATCTTTGATGCTTCAGAATCGGTATATTCGAGAAGAACATATGCACGATACTGAGTACCATTTGGTACGATTGAGGATTCCATTACACGATAACCTGCAACGTCAGCATCTGCAATAACGTTGATAGTTGCCTGCTCAAATTCATGCGCGAGTTGATTTGTAAAATCATCTGCACCGATCTTACCTTTGAAGGTCTTCATCTGAGAACGAAGCTTTGAATCGATACGATCAGCAAGAGTTGTTTTTGCAGACAATGTGGCGATATCAACAGCAAGCTGCATATCTGGCGTAATAGCGGTACCGACTGCGTATACAGCATCATCTTCATCAGGAATAGATGTAAACCATTTTGGCATTTGATCGATTTGCTTTTCGACCTGCGCTGTTTTGTATTCATATTCCTGTTGTGACATTGCTGCATCAGGTGGAACCTGCTTTGAACAGGCTGCAAGTACAGCAATTGAACTTATCGCAATAATATTTCTCATAACGAATTTAACCTTTCAATCATTGCATCACGAATACCAGAAGTAATAAACCAGTCAAGCGCTTCTGGATAAAAAATTACTGTGCTTGCTCCAGCAATAAAACCAATTCCCAATTTAATCATCTTATAATACCTAAACTTATCAGCGACTGTAAAGCATGGGCTGCTTGATCACCTTCAGGTTGATACTCATCGCAATCCCATCCGAATAAAAGCTTTGACATGCAAGTTCTTACTTCGACGTATTCCGTTCTCGTAACAACTTCTCGAGGTGCAGTTTTACAAGTATAAAGTGTTCTTCCATTTGTGTTCCCATGCCGGTCCACGTCGATGGTTCTTTCATACTTACATTCTTGACCGAGTTCAGCTTTAGTCCCAGTCGTTGTCATAACTAACGGTATCGCGCATACGATCGCCGTAATACTTTTCCGCATATTGAGGTGCATCTGTCCACGCATAGATATTTCCATTATCATACTTATCAAAAGAACGTGTCTCGGTTTTCCGAACACGCTGATTACGCTGCAACTTTTTATTGAATTTTTTTGAAGCTTTACGAATTAAAGCCATTCGTTGTGCTTGCGTTTGTGCCATAATATACTCCTCAAAAATTATACCTAATCTATTATATCACAGTTCTCAGATAATGTAAACAGTTTTTTTCAAGAATTGTAAATTTTTCTCAGCATATCTTCAAACTGATCGACCTTATCAACACGATTTGGCCATAGAATGTATTCTTTTTCAGGATTCTTTTTCAGATTGTTAAGCAATGGCGTAATTGCATTATAAAGCTTATCAAGCTTTTCCTGTGTGGTAAGAGCAGCCTGTTCGGCATCATCAGCAAGAGCTTGAGTTTTCTGTACCGCTTTAAGCTCTGTCTCATCAACAGCAGTGAAACCAAAATCGAAATCAAGATCAGGCACTTTCTCGCCTCCATACTGCGTAATTAATAAAGAACATATAGCCAACAATAAACCAAAAGACACTGCCTGTTATGATAGCTTGAGTAATCATCCAAGCGCACATTAATACTAAAGCAATGTCTCCTACGTTTAGTCTTGACGTTTCACTTGTTTGTAGCATACGTATTTGTTTCCAATCGGTGTTTCAATCGGCATTGAGTATACACCTGGTTCATTGCTTGGTGCTCTACATGGTTCGAGCTTTTCCCAATATGTATAACCATTTGCCTCGTGTTCAACTTTTGTATTAAAGAAGTCTGCATTCTGCCATGCGACTAGTCCTAAGAATAAAATACCTTCAATCATTTGTTTCTCCAAGTTTTGATGGTGGCTAACCGTTGACCACCGCGGATGTATTGAGGCATCACCCTTAAATTAAGCAGAGCCAGCGTATACTTAATGGTACTGGGTGCATCTCCTTTTGTTATGTCAAGGATTTCAACTTGACATCTTTATTTATAAGGTTTCCAACGAGGGAGCTGAGAGAGGAGCTAATTGGCTCGACCTCGCTGGAATTCGATATACGCGATAACATCACGCACTATTTCTCTTGTTGCTGTATTGTAAGAACCCATAATATTATCTATCTCATCATAATGATGTACACCATTTGGATCTACAAGGCAATGCCATAACTTACGTGTACGATCATCCGGATCTTCATCGACCTCTGTACGATATTGCCAACCGTCAACAGTAAACTGTAAAAAACCGAATGGTAACATTATGCAGCTACCTTATAATATTTTTCTACAACTGAGAAAGATTCATAATTCTCTTCGTCTTCCCAAATACTGTCGATAACAGCAATTAGACCGTCACGTGTGTGACGAATGGTTTCCCACTTTTCGCCGTTTTTCATTGTTGCAGTGATGATAAAATAATCGATAACGTTTTTCATTTTTAGCTCCTTTAGAAAAAATAACTCTCTTATATATTATATCATACTTTTACCATACTGTACACAGTTTTTTTCACTTTTTTTTAATTTTTTTTTACCAGGTTCTTTCATCGCCACTAAGTGTAGGTGGATTTTCAAGTTGCTCAATACGAGTTTTTAATTCATCTACTTCTTCGACCAACTCTTTAATTCTCTTATAAAGGTAGTATTTTTCCTGTGCTTCTTCTGCAAGTTGTCTTTGATAGATATTTACGTCTGGATCCATTTGTCATATAATTCCTCTTGTAAACGGTACGCTTCTTCTTCCCAAGGAAGAGCCATATACTCGTCGGTGGTACTAAATACAGTAATGTGTTCTTCACCCTTCCAAGATTTTATTACACCCTTATCTTTAAGCTCTCCTCTTTCATGCTGGCGCACGTGTACCATTTCATGAAAGATTGCTGAAACAAAATCTTCTTCGATTAATCCTTGCTGAATTTCAATCTCATGTTCACCTCTATCTATAAACATGTGAAAGCCATCTACATCACCTTCAAGATCGGTAATGTTAAGATCTACAGAAAGATATTTTTTTCTTGGCATAAGTTCTCTTACAGCAAATTCTACTGCACGTCTCGCCATGAAACGTTCTTGAGTACTACCACCTTCTAACGATATATGCAACATAATACTATTATACTACATTTCTTTCTAAATGTAAACAGTTATTTTTTCTCGACCACAATTCTTACATTGTCGCTGATCGGTACTTTAATAGCATCATGTTTATGGTGCAGTACGAATTCCACGTCTTTAAACTCTTTAAACATCTGTTGCCATATCGGTCTCCAGTTTGTAGAGAGTCGATTGTTATTCATATTCCCGCGATCTGAATTGATCACAACATCTGTATAACTACGAAGATTGAAATCAAATATTGAATCAAATCCCCATAAATGCAGACGTTCACATTTAAGTTTATTTAGAGCATAATAAGCTGCAAAGTGACCGCAGTTAAAATCTGTATAATTCTTTGCATACTTCGGCTTTTCGAGATAGAACTCTTTGATTCGAGTTGCAATTCTCATATGAAACTGTGGGTGCGTTTCACAGTAATGTTTTGGTCTGATACCGCATATCCATTCACCAGGTGGATTAGCCTGGCCCGCGTCAATAACGTTCATCATCTTATAGTCGACAATGCATGTAGCATACATGTCTGTAATTTCAAAAGGTGGTACATTACACGCAAGCTTTAAACCTTTACGTGGTTCTTTCGTATAAAACTGTGAACAATCACCGTTACCAATAACGTGTACAGCCTTAGCCATTTATCACTCTCCGTATTTCCATAAGCCCTTTAATCTTATCCTTACCCTTTTGGCCAGTATGATGTTGAATTTTAATTTTACCTTTGTAATCATCATGATCAGTAGCAAGTCTCATTACATTCCACTCGAAAGGTAAATCATGAATGTGTGTCATTCTTGTAATTGGATTTAATAAACTATGTAGCACTTCCTGGTCACCGACTTGTGGGTTTTCTCTTACCGCTTTACACCACTGATGTAGTATTATTGGTTTATCTATAAAGCCGACAACACCTGAATTGTGCCAGATTTCACCGCGTCTCTTTGTCCATGGCTTGTCCTCAACCATATTTAATTTCTTTGGCTCGAGTAACTTAAACAGAGGAGCAACGTTTTCTTTTATTTCGCAATCGAGGTCGACCCAAACTGTTCTCTTCGCCGGAGCATTGATCATAGCAATTGGTTTATTAAACCAGCCTTTATCTTGTGTATTTGTCAGATCCATAATTGGTTCTACAAATCTCTCTCGACGCAGTCTTTCTTTCATTTTATCTGACATGCCAAAATCGCATATCATAACTTTCACAGAACTTGGACAGTGACGATTAACGTTATCGTACCACCAGTCAAACATCCATTCATGCTTGCTATCGAATCCGGTAATGATAAGATTTTCATAATTTAATTTCATGTTCAATCCTGTTCTTCAATTATATATTCTTTGCTAAAGGAATGCTTAGCAACTGAACCTTGAATCTTCTGTATTGTAGTAAATCGATCATCTGCTTCTATAGGCCATGGATAAGCTTCCATAATCCATGGAAAGTATTCCCTATTCAAAAATAAATCGGCCGGCCCTGGATGAGTCTTTGCTTTTCTTAGTAATTCACTTGCAGCTTCAGGAGTTAACATATAAGCATGAGTGCCTGGAAGATAGCCAGCTTCTTTCGAAAATAAATTATATATTCCTTCGCCAAAATTCGGCTCTTTGTACTTACCGTAACTCGGTTTACCAAGATTTACAAATTTATGCATCATGATGGCAGGCGGTATTTTACCAGTAAATACCGCGTCGTGCTCTAAAACAATAATGGGTTTGTTATCAAAAATGCATTTTTTCCATAATTCTCTATGCGAAAGAAAACAACACATAGCAGGTTCTATCTTAGAATATACGGAATTAGTCGTGAAATGGCTAACTCTTAAACCTTCAGTTCTGAATATATTTCTTGGATTATGTTCAGGAGTAACGGCATTAAAAAGTTCAGGGTAGTAACCAAACTGACCAGCAGACTTGATGCATCTCTTTGCTGCTTCTACAGATCTATCATGACCCATCATTGTTATAATATAAGGTTTAATCATGTCGTTGTCGTCGATTGTATGCCTTGAACTCTTGTAAAGTATGGATAAACAACTTTTAGTTGATCAGGGAAGAATTGCTTACACATAAGAGAATCATTTGGCCAACCTCCTTTTTCCTTTAATTTATCTATAAGTTTTTTAGCGAAGGGCGGTTTGATAATATAAGCTGAATTGCCAGCTAAACCTTGAGGAATTGCAAGTTTGTCTTTTACCCACGGCGTATCTTGAACTCCTTGTTTTTTCGATACCTTTTCATGAAACAGCTGAGAAGAATGAGTAGCGCCTCTTGGATCATTAAGACCGCAAGCCCCACCTTCCCATTTGAAAGGAGCAAATCTGCGCGTAAACAGAGCGTCATGCTCAAGTACCATAATCTCTTCTTGTAATTCTATAGACTTTAACCATAAGCGAGCATGTGATATTGTACATGCAAAGACTTTTTGAAGACTCCGAGCTCTATAACCTCGTAATGTCATACCACTCTCATCAACTCTTCGAAAATCATTTAGAGGATAGGACCATTTAATACTGCCAAATTGTTTTCTATCTTCTTTTAAAGTTTTAGGACATGTTTGCTGCATGTAATTTACGTCTATGTCACTGTATTGAAGCGAATCCATACATTGATTTGCAGCACTCAGAGAAATAGGATTTTCAATATCACAAATTATAAAAGCTTTCATATCTCGTATGTCGTCACATCATTAATAATTTTATGTCGGCAGACTGTTTCGCCTTGGTAATAATCCTTTAGCACAGTAAAAGATTTACTGTCTCTATTTGTATTATATATCTTTGGTACAATGCCGGGTTGGGGGTTGCGTAATCTTAACATCAGTTCATAAGTTGGTATCTCATTTGCGTTTGTAATATAAACAATTTTCGTATTAGCCAGCTTAACAACATCTTGCACTTCTTCAACTAAAGAAAACGAGACATTTGACCAATCATCCATTTTTGGTCTTACAAGGTATTTTGTATCTGTGAACATAAATTGTACATCACGATGCTTACATATTAATGGCACCCAATAATTTTCAAACACAGACGCAGTGGTCATTTTACATAATATAGTAATCATGCATATCTCGGCATTGAATGCTTTGTTGAGTTAATAAAGTGTAGAAATCTTCCCTTCGGAAAATTTATATTCCAATGTCTTGTCGCTAAACTATTCCATTTCCAGTCTAATTCTGTTACATCGAACTCAGGATTTGAAAGCTGCAAATTGATGTACATTTGTTCTGTATATCTTGTATGCATGTAGTAATCATCTACTGAGGTAAATAATTCGCGCGCTTTTAGTCTTCCTTCTCTTGACCAAACTTGTACACCACCATTCATATATCTAAATCTATCTTCCGGATATAGTTCCGATTTAGGAAACATCCACTGCTTACCAAATATTTTTTTGCCATAGGATATGATACCTCGTTCATATCCCGGAGAATCCATAACTTTTTTCATCCATTCAGCAGATCTGCCATCATGTATACCCATTTCATGGGCCATGCCGACGTCTCCCGTTACAACATCAAATATATTCACTTTTGTTTTTAGAAGAATGTCTAAATCTATAGAAAGCACTTTATCAAACTGATCAAAGTAAGGATCGTATATTACTCTTAACGCATCTAATCTTGGATCTAAATGTTTGAAATATCTTTCATGTGAGAGTATATATTCAGCTTTACATGCACGAGCGTATTTCTGTGCCGACTTAGATCCAATTTTGGCCCATGCCGGCATCTCAACTCCGCCCATATGAGCATCGTTTGCTTCATAAGGAATGTAGTATTGAAATACTAGGTTGTTCATTTAATAATACCTTGTTTTAGATCTTCCAAAAAGATTCCTCTACCTGCTCCACCTGCATAATGTACAAAATTAACATCTTTGTATTCAAATCTTCGACCGTGACAACCTACCATATAATTCCACTTCTCATCGATCACATGAGAGCTTTGAGGGTTTAGAGATCTCCACTCGTTCATAAAGGCCTGGTCTGTGTGCATTGGTGGCATGACTTTATTTATGACTTTATCGCGCACGAACTTGCTAATGCTTTTTCCAGTCGCGGCATCTACCATTTGTACGCCGCCATTAATGAATTTACCATGATGCGGTATGTTCCATACTTTACCTTTATCTTGCACTCCCATATGGCCAGATATTTCAGGTAAAGCTTCTGCCCATTCCGGTATCCACACATCGCAGTCAATCGTAACTATTGATTTGTAATCACTTTGATCTAATGCAAGATAGCGAATTAGCGTAGAACACTTATTCTTTCCACCCTGTGAGTAATCATGATCAATGCTCTTCGTATTACGATTAAAATACGTAATGTCAATGTCTTGAGGATATTCAGTAATCATCTTATAATCATATCCATGTTTCTCTGCATATTTCTTTACAGACGGAACACAAATTTGATTAAAAAGAGAAGCCGCTTCTTTTGCAGCAGGAATTGAATCATAAACGTATCCATGTGTATTGCCCACATGAACTTGAATTATAAGAGTTTTAGACATTTTTCATAAACCATATCAACAGTAATTACTTTGTTCGCTTCCACGCAGTGTGGACAATTATATGTTGCGCCACACGGTGTTAGTGGGTGATCATAACTTATATATGTGCTGGTATCATAGGCAATAATACTTTCATCAACCAGACCTCCACATATTACTACCATTGGTATTTCAAAGCCGGCAGTAATATGATTCATAAAACCATCATAGCCTACAGCATAAGATGCAAAACTCATTATGGCAACAGATTCACGTATATTCGGCGACTTAATGTTTACCGCGTTTTTAAGATCAGGCTCTTTATATTTGCCGCCTGGATGTATACGAACTACCTGAACATCTTTACTTAATCTATCTGTAAGCTCTTGATACTTATCAAAACCCCAATCTTTGTTCTTAGAATAAAATGTGTCTTTGAAATCTGGGTTAATTAGAAAAAACTTTTCGTTAACGCCATAATGTGTTAGCTGATGTATAGCAAAATCGACTTCATATGCCGTAAGTTTAACACGAAATGGTTTCGGCTTGTAGTCTCTAAATATCATTCTACCATTTTGTTTTCTTTCAAGATAGTAGTTAATATGAATATCAGATTTTTCATTAGTATCACGCGCGTTAACAGAAAGCTCACCGTCCTTAGATAGCCAAGGGAGCTTATGAAAAAACGGAGACCATCCACTTCCAGCTATCGGTTTAATCGTTTTACCTGTCTTTTCATGTATTCTCTCTGCCTCACCGAGAAACATGATATCGTCACCCATTCCCATGATACAAACTTACATCTCTAAAATAGTTTTCTTGTTCTTCGTCGAGTTTCCAGAAATTTAGGCGAGCGCCTCTTCGAAGTATCTCTCTACCCATCCACGCAACATCCCATCCGTCTGGAAATCTTGAATCGTTTTCTCTTCTTTGAACGTTATGATAGTAATGTATCTTTTCACAAGGCATAAGAAACTTAGCGATATGCTGCATGCCAGAACCTGCACCGATGTGTAGTTCTGCCTGTGACGTCACATAGATAATATCCTTTAAGGATTTATATTGTCCTTCACCACCGGTTCGAACTACTTCATATCCATACTCGTCACGATACCATTGCTCAATTTTATTGGGCAGATCTTTATCGTATTTGTCAACTCTACGATAAATCTGTTGAGCATCCCATTGAGCAGTAATGTATGGTTTCTTTGGAAGTTCAAAGTCTTTATGCGGTACGAAAATCATTTTTTTTGAAGCATAAGGAACTTCTTTAAAGCGAGAAGAATACTTATGATAGAGTTTCATACCGGAAGGTTCGTTATGGTGAAATTTTAGTATGTCACCGAGGTTTTCTTTTCCAATAATCACATCGCCGAATCCGACAAACTGATTGAGCTCAGCCTGACATGGGTGATTAATCTGAATATTGACTCGAGTCTTTTCAATAACACTAATCATATGTGCTAAAAAGAGAGCGTCGATAGTATCACCGAGTTGTTTTGGTTTATGTGGACATTGAAGTGTTATCATTTCACCGCCACACAATAGAAAGCATTATTGAGATCGTAGCCAGTTGTCCATACGTTTGTATAACCCTTTGCTACAAAATAGTCGTTTAAATATTTTGGTTCGAGAATATTTACATGCTTACGATTATTCCACGGTCTCCAATATGTTTGACTATAATGCGGAAGATATAAGAAGATGACACCACCTTTTTTAATCTTCGTATCCCAATAATTCAATACACCAGTCCAGTCAGGAATATGTTCGAGGCAATGTGAACTAAAGATATAATCAAGATCGTCAAACGGGATATTCATCGCGTCGAAATCATTGATAGCTGGATCGATTGGATATGCTTCCGGATATCTCCATTCTGGCTTCATACAGCCAACATCGACACCCTTACCACTACAAAAATGTTTTGCAAACGGTATCGCAAACTGTGCAGCATTTCCTTCTGCTTGAAAATGCGGATAACTAATACCGTCGTGTTCAATAGTTTTTACCATAATTAAAGTCCATATGATGTGCTTAAGTTTACTGTGTTGAATTTAACAGGGCTCGGTAAGAGATACTGCATTCTCACGTTGAAACTATTTATCATAAAGTCTGATTGATCCATACCAAACATCTCAATTGCTTCGAGCATCTTCTTTGCGCCCTGTGGAGTAATAGCATAAGCGCCGGTGCCAGGTGCCATCATTGAGTCTTTCCATACATTTTCGCGATAGTACAAAAGAGGATAGTTGTCAGGCATATCATTAACACCGAAACTCGGCCATTCGTAATTACGAAACTGTTGAAGAGCAAGTTTGTTTGGCGGCTTGAATACCCATTCTGCATTTAGAATCAAATAGTCCTCAAAGTCCCAGTCATCATTCCATTCCATAGTACAGACTGCGTCATGTTCAATAAACGCCATCGGCTCGTCTTCTTCAATCACCTTATGCCAAAAATCAATATGATTATATGCACAGGCAAGTTTCGTATAATAACGATTCTTGTTTTCTTTTTTGAAGTTTAACAGTCTGCTTTCTTCGATGATCTTATAAGTATGATTTACTGTTTCCTTCGTAAGACCTGCTTTGACCTTTACATCCCAGTCGTACATCTTAAAAGAATTAAAAGCTTGTTTTGCCTGCTTCTCACTCTCTTCATGGCCTTTAATGTATACTACTCTTGCTCTCATTTTGACAACCTTATAATGTAACTATCAGGCTCACCTGACGTTTTACGCAAATCAAACTTTTTAATCTTCATATCAGAATTTTCTAGTGTGGTAAGAAATTCATTGTTAACTGTTGTATTATATTCGTGAGGTTTCTTTCGCAGCCAATAATGATCGAGTTCTGACATCGTCATCTTTTCGAGAGGCCAGACATCTTCGATAAAGTACTGACCATCATCTGAAAGAAACTGTGAGAAGTGCTCGAATGTTTTCATATTAGCACGTGGTGTATGTTTACCGTCATCGATAATAATATCGAAACGAATATCACCCC